GCCATCTTAGTTTTAACTTCATCATCGTATGCTTTCTGTGCGTTCTCTACGCCTGTAGAAAAGGCTTTACCAAATGCTGGGCCGAACCCAGACATAAATCCACCAGCCATTATGCAAGTACCTCTTCATCGTCCATAGATTGATCTTCATCAGGCCCATACCCCAACATAGAGTCCTGTTCGTCTGCACTCGCTGGCCCTGCTAGTTCCTCTGGAGTAGCGCCCATCAATCCCCCCATGGAGGCTTTAGGCTCTTCCTCAGATATAACGTCAGCTTCTTCTTGTACTTCGCTGGTCTTACCCGCCACCTCTTCAGAAACCTTCTCGACCTTAGCCCGATCAAGTTCCATCATCTTCTTCATTCCTACAGGTGAAGGCAGAGCTTTCTCATTCTCTTCAATCCCTGTACGGTATTCAATGCCGTATCCATCAGCCAGCATCTTAATGATACGTGCTACTGGACCAGCCAATAGAATAGCAAAATCTGGTGTCCACTTACCGCGAGCAATGCCTGAAGTGACAAAGATATCTGTGGCTTGGGCTAGAGTCATACCGTTAGCCATCATAGAGAGAAGACCAAAGGTAGCCTCTTTCTCCGTAAGCTTAGTTACAGCCGCCTCAATAGCCTCATCCATGTTAGTGATATCTGGTGGACGATGCCATGGGTAGTTCTTAGTATCTGATGTGTAGTTAGCGCCGGGGATTGGGCCATCTAACAGTACGCTTTTATCAACCATCTATTTCATCCTCCTGTTCTGTTTCTTCAGCAGGAGCATCTTTGCCTAGAAGTTCTTTCTCTGCTTGGTCAAAGTATTCACGGCTGTACTTCATACCACCTTCCATAGTCTCTAGAAGGTTAGTAGGATCTTTACCGTCAAAGTAGGCTTTAATTGATTTGCGGATTGCTTCTTCAAATGTCATTGTCTGTACCTAATTAAAATAGCCACTTTTTAGCCGCAATACTCAGACCAGTGCCTACGATTGAACCCCACATTGAACCTTCACCAGCCGCATCTGCCGCCGCAATATCCGACTCAGATTTAAGCTTCTGGAGTACTAGGCTTAACTCACGATCCATTTCTTTCTCAGATGACTGCCAGATGTAGTCTAGTAGTGAGTCTGATCGATCCCAGATCTGGTTAAGTTGTTCTAGAGATACGCCGACGAGATTCTTAACGTCAGTAGCCGCCGCATCGAAGGCTTGCTGATCTTCAGTTAGCGTAATAGTCTGTCGCCATTGAGCGTTAGCTGTATCAATGTTGTATTGCATGTTGCGATAGAACTGTTCACGCTGGTTCTCTAGTTCAGAGTTGAACATAGATACAGTATTGGTCTGGTCAGCATCAAACTGAGCCATGCTGTTTAACTGACTAGCATTGAACTGCTCGATAGACGCATTCAGGTTATCGTAGTACATATCCATCTCGTTCTGAGACTGAGCTACGAATAGACGCTTAGCATTCTCTTGCTTAGAGTCTTCTAGGATAGCCTGTACGCGTGATTGCGTATTGATAAGACGAGACTGTTGTTCGTTGGCAAGGTTAGTAAGGTCCATATCCATGAAGTTCTTACTGTTCTGTACTGCCGCCGCCATACGGTTGTCTAAGTTAGCTAGCTCTAGTTTAGATAGTACGTTAGCTTTGTTAACGATAGACTGCTGTTTGTTGTCTAGGTTCTGTAGAGTTACAGTCTGGAAGAAGCTAGCGTCAGCCTGTGCGATAGGAAGTGATGCTTCCATGATAGCAGTAGCCAATGCAGAAGTAGCCGCTGTACCTGTAACACCTTTAAAGGCCGCAATACGAGATACGTTACGAGCTGTACCTGCCGCCCATGTAGGAATAGTTGGGTTGCCTTGTGCGTCAGTGAACTGTTCAGACAGAATAGAAAGCTGACCTTGTACGGTAGCCTTGTAGTCTGTGTAGTTACCTTCACCAAGCTGTTGAGCTAACAGTTTACCAGATACGGTAGAAGTATCAATAACATTAGCAATACCCTGTGAAGCGTAGTCGCCTAGTGCTTTGCCTAGTTCTGTCTGCTCGGTAGCAATAGCATCAATATCAGCTTGTGGTACTTCATTAGCGTCAATGATAGCACCTTGAGATACTGTGCCTTGAGCCGCTGTCATACCAGCATTAGTTACTGCTGTCTCAGATCCTTGAACATTGTAGGTAGAGCTAACGCCGTTAGATACCGTACCAGCAGTTGCAGTCTGATCGCCTACGGTAGTAGCTGTAGCGTTAGTACCTGCCGCATCTACTTGGAAGCGAGGGTCTGCCGCATTAAGGTTAGTGCCCGCCTCAGTACCAGTCATAACAGAACCAGCCGCTTGATCCTGCATAAACATAGATTCATTCTGAGCAGTGGCCGGGTTGTCTGTAGACATGAACAGAGACGGGTCGCCTACAAGCTGTCCTGAGTAGTCCGCTACGTTTATCTGATCTAGGGTTTCTGGGTTACCAGCAACTACAGAAACAGACTGAGGGGCATTAAGGGTTGCCGGATCGCCTACAGCACCTATGCCCGGCATTGGGACTAAAGGGCCACCATCTGTAGTAGCTTGCGGTATCGGAGCTACAGTAGTGTTATCAAGCCCGCTTACGGCCTGAGCCACGATAGGTGCTAGGTTTGGAATTTGAGATAGTGCCATCTGAGGAGCATTAGCTTGAGGTATCGGAGCTACAGTAGTGTTATCAAGCCCCCTTACGGCATGCGCCACAATAGGTGCTAGGTTTGGAATTTGAGATAGTGCCATTTTATTTAGTCTCGTTCAAGGTACACGCTCTAATCTTGTCTCTGAGTGCTATGTAATCAGAAAGGGCTTCCTCTAGAGCGGTATTGTCGGAAGGTAGGCTTTCAATTTCTAACGCTAAGCGTTCATTAAATTCGGGGGTATAGGTACGGAGAGGAGGGCAGTAGACTTCAAGCTGAGTCTTATAGACCGTGCTTCCGCAACCTGTCAGTAAGCTCGTCACGAGTACGAGGCTTAGCATCTTCAGCTTCATTGTTAGATTGCTCCATGTCTTTATAGAACTCAGAGATATCTCGCTGAGTGTCTAGCTCATCTTCAAGTACACTGGTCTTCTCAATCTTAGCCCCATCCTTACGCCCTAAGATGTACAGGATAGGCAGTAGAGCGGCCAAAGCCGCCATCAGGTAGAGTTTAATCTTACCAGTGATAAGAGAGAACATTATCGTTCTCCCTCTTTGTGATCCTTGATGCGAGCGTAAGCTACTAGGGCAATACCTGCGATGCTTAATGCTAGGAAAGCGTATTGGATAGCATCTGAGTACGATACTAATCCTTCAAGCTTCTGTGCCGCTTCTTGGGCTACTGTTGCAAGGCCCGCAACACCTGCACCTGCAATGGTCTTAGACTTAGTCAAAGGCTTAGTAGCAGTCGGTACAGGCTTCTGGATCATAGGATCACCACCTTCAGAGGCTAGAGGAGCATCCATTGAGAATAGAGCCGCCTCAGCAGTACGTCTACGAGTAAGGCCACGTAGCTCTGTTAGTACGCCGTCTACAGTAGCTTTATTCCAACGTAGGATCTGTGCAGGTACTTCATCGTACAAGCCCTTATTAAGCTTCTTTAGAAGCGTAGAGCTAGCAAAGTTACCTTCACCTACGTTGAAGATGAAAGAAGCCAGAGCATCATACTGAGCTTGGCTCAAAGGGACACGTACGTGTCTATTGATGGCCTGTCCTGCTACGTTTAGATCTTCCTGTAGCCATTGCTCACATTGAGCTTCGTCACCTTGTACGCCAGAACGTACACCTTTAGTGTGGCCATAACCTACGGTCCAACGTCCAGCAGGACAACGGTATGCTCTAATGATACCGTCTTGTCCTACCTTATGTAGACCTTCAAATCGTTTAACAAGGTTAACGCCTGAGGCGCTTACTGATGTTGGTTTCTGAGTCATATCTTACCTAGTGCTTGTGAAGGGTGACGCAAGCCCTGAAGTCACTGCCGCTGGACGAGTGTTCAAGAATTGCGGAGATAAGTTACCCGAAGACGCACCTGTAGTTGGAACATAACCCAGCATATCAAGCTGAGACATCATCTGATTAAGGTTCAGAGATTGTTGATCGATACGACCACCGTATTGATCGAAGGTAGCCATTAGTAGGTTACCCTGTGAGTCTAGCGCACGACCAATCGTATTGCCTTGTGCATCAAGGCTACGAGAGATTAGTTCACCATTCTCATCGAATGAGCTAGCCATCTTACCGTACTGATCACGGATGTTAGCATCTAACTTATCACCCTGAGTAGATAGTACGTTACGTACAGTATTCAGACGGTTGATAAAGTCCATACGCATGTCCTGAGACTCTTGCGTACCATCGTTAAAGCCTACAGCGATCTGCTTAGCTACATCAGAGAACTTAGTATCTGCTTGTTGTGCCGCCTCACCTACTGCATTGTTAACGCCAGCGACCTGTTGGCCTAGCGCCATACGCTCAGATGTAGCCGCATCGCTAGCCTGTGCCATGTCATCACGTACGCTATCAAAACCAGAGGTAACGCCGTTAACTAGATCTGCACGTTGCTGTACTGCCAGCTTGTTATCTTTATTGTACTGGGCAATGTAGTCGTTAAGACCTGTCTGTAGATTACCTTGGTTAGCTAGAGCTTCAGCATTCTGTGCCGCTAGACCCGCGTAGTAAGTATCTAGGTTACCGCCTACCTGAGTAAGCTGATCGCCTATGCCACCTTGACCTGCAAGAATAGCCGCCTGAGTGTCAGTAAGTTGGTTCTGTGTAGCTTCAAAGCCAGAGCTTACGTTCTGGTTAATGTCTGCACGAGCATCTGCAATGTTAGTATTGATGCCTTCAGCCGCAGTATTGATCGTATTGGCAGTGTTAGTGAAGCCAGTATTCATACTAGTCTGAGCATTCTCAAAGCCAGTATTCATAGCGTTAGTCACATCACCAAAGCGAGCATCTACGTTAGCATTAACACCTTCAAAACCAGTATCCATCTGATTGCCGAGGCCTGTTAGGCTTTCACCTACGCCTGCAAAGCCTGTATCAATCTGACCACTTAGATCAGTGCCTAGACCAGTAATCTGATCTGATACGCCAGTAAGGGCTTTACCCGTAGTATCAAAACCAGAAGAGATAGCATTCTGCGTATCTGTAATCTGTGAGCCTAGAGTAGTCTGTCCTTCAGCAAGACCTTGTAGCTGAGTATCAGCTTGGTCAAATCGTTTCTGTGCCGCCGCATCAGTATCCGCAATCTGCGTACCTAGGCTAGTCTGGCCAGCCTTAAGGTTAGTGTACTGATCATCACCTAGGCCAGTGTAAGTATTGTTAGTTGTCTTAGAGCCACCGCCACCCATTAGAATGTTCCTCTACATTGTTTACCAGTTGTAAGACGCTTCCAATGGACGGAGCGCTTTGGTTTATCATACAAGTCGTAGTAGACCTGCTTCATTGATTTCATGATTTGCCTTACGTTCCCGAAAGGCGCTATGTATTCGATGCCCCAAAGTTGATCCCCATCTTCTGGTACGTAATCAACTTCATCCAGCATGTACGCATCTTCAGAGAACTGTTCAGCCTTGTCATTAGACAGGAAAGCCCAAGTGACTAGGCCGATAGGTTTGTTACCATCGTAGAACATACGCATCTTACCGTGGAGCATCGGGTAGATTGCGTAAGCATTAAACTCAAATAGGCAGTAACCTATATGTTCTTCAGACTGGTTAAACAGGTACAGCACATCGACTAGTGCGTCTGCGTAGGAGATGTCTTTGCCGGGGGTTTTGATTTGCATTAGTATCGCCTGTGGTAGAGGATACTTCATTTGCTAGTGGAGAGAGAGTGCCTTTATTATACTACTAAGTGGCACTGTTATTCAAGTTGAGGTATTAGCCTCTATTTCGTATTAGCGTCTGCTTGCAGTCGCCACTCAAGCTCTTTAATAGACAATCGCATCTCTGCAATGTCAGCCTGATTTGCATACTTGTACATAACAGTTTCCATTTGGAGCTGTATGTCGTTAAGGGTCTTGAAGTTCCATGCTACTAGAGCAAAGAGTAATCCTATAACACCCTGTATAATCTTTTGTTCCATAGCCCTACCTCACAAACCAAGCGAGTAGACCAACCCCAGCCGTAACAATAATCCAGAAGATACGTTCGTAAGGTTTATGTACGTCATCTTCTAGGCCATCCATACGGATTTCTAGTCGGTCTACACGTTTGTTGTTGGAGATGAGCTGTTCTTCTACTCGAACAATCTTAGTGACAGCATCAGTTAGCTTATCAATCTTTTGTTCAAGTCTGTCGAAACGAGACTCATCCATACGTCACCTACTTAATCTTAGCACCCCACGGCATATACTTAACTGTAGAGCCGTAGAAGTGAGAGTCAGCAAGTGCTTCTGCTTGGTATTGAGCAACCTGTTCAGGTGTTAAAGATGCTGTAGCCCATGCTTCAACTGTAGCTTTGTCTAAAGCCTCAAGTTCAGTAAACGTAGATAAGTCAGCAACGTCTACTGGTAGGCGTACTACAGACGATACTCCAATAACTTGAGTAGCAGGGTCTTTGCATACCATACGAGCGTTAAAACCAACAATAACATCCGAGTAGCCGTCTATATCTTTTACAAGTGTTTCCACTAAGTTCCATTGATATTCCATATTAAACCCTCGGAGAAATCCACATAGTTACTGCTGAAGAGAAGTCCCTACGTGTTGAGTTGTTATTTACTGTACCTGTTCCAGCATCATAGAAAGCTCGGTAGTTGTCATCATAACCAAATAACTGAGAAGTTGTACCATCTGAGTCTTGACCAGAAGTATCACTGCCGTTGCCTGACACAGAGAACTTAGCGTCAGCCATACCGTGATAGTAAGCTACAGAACCGACAGGGTTCGATAGTCCGTATGGATTTACCCAACAAGTACCAGTACTTGAGTCAGACATACGATGGTACTTGTAGTTAGTGTTTACCCAACGGCTTCCTTTAAAGTAACCGTCACGAGCACCATCTACGTAGTGACCGTCTTTTTGGTTATGAACAGCAAGTTGAGTTTGAGCGTTTGATGAGTTATCTCCAGCAGTACCGCCCACGCTCCAGCTTCTAAAAGTTAAGTCAGGGCGTTGCGAAACATCGTATACCCAGTTGATTGTATGCCCTGTCTCAGCTTCAAAATCTGTAGCTCCCCAAAACATAATTTCATCAATTTTTTGAGTTCCCCAGTCTGCTGAATAACGCGCAGTAGTAGTCTGGTCAACCTGAATCATAGAACGGTGTGAACTCATAGTATTAGTAATCGAAGAAGAAGCATCGTTCTGCCAGCGTCCAACCAGTACCCAAACTTTATCTTCAAGATACATTAGATACGCTTGCTGAACACCACCATCAGGAGTGTTAATCCAGTAAGCTCCTTTAGGGAAGTTAGGGCCAAGATACTGAGTAGCTTCTTCAATACTTGGAATAGCACGAGATGCAGAAGAACCATCAAGACCTGATTTAATTAAGAACCACCCAGACTGAGTGCTATCATAAATCTTTACGTTACCTGTAGAGTTGTCCCACCAAAACTGACCATCTACGGGAGATGCAGGAGCAGTAGTTGATGTAGTTACTACAGGGTATCCGTCATTTACTACTTTCTTGGAATCAACTGTGAGGTCACCAGTTATAGAGACCCCATCGGCTCTAATCCGCATACGTTCGTCTGTAGATGTATCAAGAGTACCACTTGTAAAGTCCGCATCAGTATAAAAGCGTAAAGACCCTGTACCGTAAGAACCCTCATCTACATAAGATACAGAGGCTTTTTTACGGCCTCCGCTATCGTTAGAAAACATAAGGGAAGCATTTGAGCCGTCTATATTTGAAGTATTGTTAATGAACAACCCTTCAGGTGAAGTTGTAGATGAATTATTAAACTTCAAATCCAAATGGGTTGATGGCGTTGTAGTACCAGTGCCAATACCAACAAGACCTTGACTCGTATCAAGCACGGTATTATCCGCATTATCTACAAGAGCCGTATTAGGAGGTACGTTACCTAACGCTTCTACAGGTATATCCTCAGCACCGCTTATAATATCCGCAAAGCGTCTTGCGCGTGATTTACTCATAAGTTTCTCCTATAAGTAACGAGAGGGCTTACGCCCCCTCCTGTAGTGCCTGTTGAGCCAACATAGACGCTTCAGCTTCCGCTTGACGGTCTTCCGCAGTCTTAACGACACCATTAGCAAACGCATACGCAACAATCTCTTCACGAGTAGCTGGTACTTGTACGCCATTGTCCAAGCAGTATTCAACGGTAGTCTTTACGATTTCGTCATTAGCAATACGTGCTCGTTCTGTAACAGCATTTGTAGCCCAATCTTCAGGAGACAATGCCGCATACTGTAGACCCTTATACTGGGTGTCTGTCAGTGTGATTGTAATATTCATTAATTATTTCCTTTTGATTAGCCTA